CGTTTCTTCCTGACAACTGGAGGGGCATCATCATCGTCATCCTCAACGACAGGTTTACGTTTCTGTATTGGTCCGGGGTCTGGCGCATCTTCATCATCATCATCTTCGTCAACAATGGTTTTACGCTTTTTGATAGGAGCTTCATCTTCATCGTCAGCGATTACTTTCTTTTTCTTAATAGGTGGAGCATCTTCATCATCGTTATTATCAATAACTGTTTTCTTCTTAGGAGCTTCTGAACCGGCAGCCATTACTTTCTTTTTACGGATAGGAGCTTCCTCATCTTTTACAGCAGGAACTTTAGCATTACTACAAGTAGGTTCTAATGTGGAAATACCCAATTTTCCAGCAATTACATTATCGATCTCGTCATACATGACACTGATAACCTCGCTGATACTACCTTTACTCATGTCAACTGGCATAGAGATAGAAGCCTCTGCCTGTTGTGACTCGTAGTTACCAAGGTTCTTGGTTCTACTTACTCGTACAAATACTGTCATGTTACCTTCCATACTAATACTCCTTTGTTATGTTGATAAATGCCCGTTAAGGCTGGGTTCATAAAAAGTAAGCCAGTAGGAGATTACGTAAGGGCTGGCTTTCCATGCTCCTCTTGAGGTTTTACGCTTTAGATCAGTGGATAAAGCATAACGTCTGACATCCCCTTAATTTCCGTAATGTAAATGCCCCAACACACTACGGTACGACGTAATGGCAACAGTTACTTCTTTTTCTTCTTATTCTCTATTAAGTGTTTCAAAGTATCTGCGACACTTTTATCTTCACGGATACGCGCAAATCTAGGTAGGAATAAAGACGCTTTTTCTTTACTTTTACTGGTAATTACTGATTCAAATAAAATTTCAGCAATTTGACCTTTGAGGGCATCAAGGACAGCTTCACCTTGCTTTCTAAACTCGTCTGAGAAGCCTGAACCTACTTTTACTAATAGCTGCTCACATTCGGTTTCACAAATGAGCACCCCGAGGTCCTTTGCATACTTAGTACCCTGCTTGCCATATTCCCAACCAGTGATACGCAACTCCGCCTCACTAATATTTTTCAGCTTTATTTGATTTGGACTTGTGTGATTTTTCCAAGTACCATGAAAGTTCTTTAGAACGGCACCTTCCTTCCCCTGCTTACGACATTCAAGATAAAAGTCATTAGCTTCTTCGAAACTCTTAACGATAGCGTGAGGTATAATTTTGATTAGAGGATTACTAATATTGGTAACAAATAACTCCGCCTGATTAAATCTATCGTAATCAGTGATATTGACCTTACCCTCTTTAAACTCCCGTAGTGGTAGTATGTCCCACACATTGTAATGTACACAGGCTACTTGTTCTGGGGTAGCTGTTCCGTGTAAGCAAGAATTAAGTATTCCATTACTTGTTTTCCTATCAAGAACTTTGCCATCCTTGATACACACAAGTTCTCCAACTGCTACGGTATTCGTGTACTCATTAGCCATCAAGTTCAGAAGATTATCAAGTTGCTGAACTCTTTTGTTATTACGGGTTCTGAACTCAGCGTATTTATCCTCCATGATGCCATAGGCAAACATACCATCTGCTTTATCTTGGATAAATGCAGGGTATTTAATGTTCTTTAACTTAGCTTCCCCACTACAACGCATGTACGGCACAGTGGCGATAGTTTCCTCAAGAACATTATTAACCATTTTTGATCCTACACCACATTTCAGGTCTTTGGTGAGTATAAGTCCAAGAACATAGTAGCTTTCCTGTGTAGTGTTTCCCAGTGCCAGCATATAGTTCTTACTGTGCTCTGATGTTCCTTTTGCAGCCACTAAGTCGTCAAGAGCTTCAAATACTGTTTCGACGGTAACATCTACTTTGTCATGCAGTTCATTAAACCCAAACTTAGGAATGCTCTTGATTCCATACGTTTTGTTAGGATCAAGAGCATATGTGAACACTTTGTTAAATAGTTCACCTTTGAGAAACTGCCCAAGTAAAACCTGCTTGGCGTTCGTAGATGGTTCTTCTTTGATACGCATGATCTGGTAATATACTGAACTAAGCGGCACTTTCTACCTCCTCTCTAAGAGTTTTAACATCCATGAAGGCAAGTAAATCCTTCAATGTACAGATACACAAATAGTACTCTTCACTTCTATACTTAAAATGTGGAAATGATAACTTTCCAAATAATCTAGTCAAGGTAAATACAAACGAACTATCGAAAATAGCAAGTTCCTTTCTGTTGTCTTTAGCCAATATAACTACAGGGTATAATGAATCTGAGATATTACAACTACCGCATGCTTGTTCCCAAAACTGTACAATCATAGGTACTTTCTGTTTTGAGTCAATCATGGAGTCAATAGTAGCTGAAGCATACCCTTTCTTAGCTTCCACACTAAAGAGTTTGAAGAACCATTCAGCTCTAGGGTCTGTAGCTCTTATGTCGCCAGCAGCCCCAGATGTCTTCCTATTGGTTTTTGCTCTGATAGTAGCCCTACCACCAGATGACGCAGTTCTCCAACACCATGAATCATCTTCACCATCAGATATCCACAGTGACAACTTCTTTGATAAATCTCTTTCGTAACTTGAACCTTTTGCCATGTTACACCATATTCATAAATTCAGACCAGACATGTAACTCTTCAATAATAGAGTTAAACCCATATTCAGTACACATATCTCGTACATCTTGCCGTTTTATTCTGTAAGGTAATATCTGATACTGTGGTGTTCCTTTAAAAGGGAGTTTGACTAATTGTTTGTTGAATTTAGCCAATTCTCTTGATTCTTCTATCGCTTTATATGCTAGTGTATGTGGTTTTAACGTGCCTAGCAAATATTTTATTGCAGTTTTTTCTTTAACTCCTTTAACTCCAGGCACCTCATCAGTTGAACAACCTGCAATCTGCTTTACATGCACCCATTGTGCAGGTGTGATACCAAAGGTACTAATAAAATCATTACTTGTAAACAGCTTTTTGGTTTGTGGGTCAAAGATTGAGACGCTAGGTGTTAGGAGTTGGTACATATCCCTATCCCTAGTGACCAACACTATACTTAGATGGGCATAAGACTGACAGAGACTAGCCATAACATCGTCTCCCTCAAGCCCTTTGGTGAGGAAAATGTTAGTGTAGCCCATTGCTGGAAGTACACTTTTCCTAATCTCTTTGAACTGCTTTATTGCTATTCTATCTAACTCACGTTCTTCCTCTGTTTTATCAGAGGTATTACTTCTCTTCTCTTTGTATGCTGGGAATACTTCTTTCCTAAGAGATGTTTTAGAGTCACATGCAAATACAACTATCTTAGGATGCAATCGTGTATAGAGGTATAATAGCTTGTGCAGGAACCCATAAATAACAAAGGTTGGCTTATCATCATGAGATAACTTTGTTTTACCTAGAGCGTGTTTCGCCGCATGGCATACTGCTGAAACATCGACTACCATTAGATCAACACGATTCATTTAGCTTTTGCCTCTTTCCTTTCACTTACCAGAAGTGCTCGTTTATTCAGTATAGATTTTGAAATATCTTTAAGTTCTGCCACAGCAATTTTTATGTCTTTACGTAATGGGGTCGCTCTACTTGCTGTATTTCTATCGAACTTGACTGCATCCTCATAAAGAGTTGTAAGACTGTGTACTACTTCTTTCAATCTGTACGCTATATCTTCTGTTTCATCAAAACACATGATTAACTCCTTCCAACAAAAGGAAGACCAGAGCCTCCCATACTTTTACACAAATAGAATTTACCAATAATGGGAATACTCCTCATGTGCGGTCTACGTTTGATTAGAATAGTGTGCTCCTCAATGTCAGGAGTTTCCACAGTTGGTAAAATTCTACGCTTAATCATACTCTTTCCTCCTCCATCTCCTTACGGCCTTTGATAGAAGCACGTTTCTTTACTTCGTACATAAATCGCTCTTCTGTACGGTATGAATTACCACATACCAAACAGTACCTATAACGAACCCATACAGGCTCATTCTGAATCAGCTCTTTTGTAGTGGTACGTGTAGATAGTTTACCACTACAATTAAGACATCCAATATGTTTTACTTGCTCTGACTTTTTCATGTTAATCTCTCAGTTTCTTTTTTCTATTCATTTTAAAACGATCTTCTACCATGTGCCATATTCTTATAGTCTCATCTACCAGTAAGTTCTCTAAATCGTTTTCCTCAACATACGTAATGGCAGCATCCATAGACATATACCCTTTATGGTCGTCACCTACCCAATACTTAGGTAATTCCAATGTATCTTTTATGTATTGAAGGTTCCCACGAACGTTGTCAATGCCATGATCGAATATAATATAAATAGGAACAGTTCTATAAGGACAATCTATTGAAGACTTTGTAATAATACATTTTGATTCAATCCCTATACTCTGTTTATGTATCTTTTTCAAACCCACTAATGATTTTTCTTTTTCTATCTTTTTTACTTGATTCACTGATATACGCAAAGAAGCATAAAACTCAATGGCTTTTCCACCTGTTGTCACATCTCCATAATCACCTTGCCGTACCTGATTAGAACATGCGATAATCCAATTATTAGCTTCTATGACTCTACAGGTTTTACGTAGACCTTCGCTAAATTCTTTAGCTCTACGCATACCCATCTTATCTCCCTTCTCCATCTCGAGTTCAGTGGATAGAGCAGCAAGGGAGTCAGCAGCAAGAACATTAATATGGTCATTAGAAGGATTCCATGCGTTCAGTAGCGTGAACATTTCACTAACAGTTCCAGGCTTGAAATAGCAATCTTTTTTTAACTCCATCCCATAGATTGAACTGTACTCTTGATCTAGTCGAGCTTCAGGGTCAAGATACATAACCTCTCCCCCCTTATATTGTGCATGTCCGCACAACTCACTTAGGATAGAAGTTTTGCCAGAACCGCTACGCCCATACACTTCCATAAGTATTCTTGGTGGAACTCCACCTTTATGACATCTACCACCACTGATAGCAAGATCAAGTAAGGTAGATCCTGTAGACAATGTTTGTTTCCAATCATACGCTTTATTCCCGGTAACTTCTTGGGCTTCGCTTTTAATACTTTGTACTGCATCATCTACATCTAGTTTCTTCTTTGCCATATTACTCCTTTTATAGAACATGCTATGATGTAAGGTTCCAGGTCGCTCAAGATTTTATTAGGCCTCTGACTTAACAGATGCTTTTATCTACCCAGCCCTTAATGACCTTACATCATAGCAAGGAATTATCAATAAGGGACGTCGTCTCCCATGCTACTACCGTTACAGATAGCTTTACACTCAATATTGAAATCACATGTATCACATACGTCATACTCATCCCAGTATTCACCAATCTTTTTCTTGGTGGCTTTACATATTTTGTTCTTAGAAGATTTTACTGGGGCATCCTCGTCGTCATCCGTGGGAGCACTTTTACCACTGAACAACAACTCTTTGACTTCTTTATATGTTTTAAGTTCCACAAGACTATCTAAGCACAGTGCTTGTTCTAGTTCTTTGTTTGAGACTTCTTTACGACGGTCAACTAATCTATGCCCAGAGTATCCAGTGTCTTTTGCGCCAACACCAGTACGTTCCATAGCAATGGTCTTACCATCAACAGGGTCACTAAAGGTAACTTCGCCATCTCCGTAAGGGTCTTTGCTAATGGATGCCAAGTGCTTACCAAGGAAGTGATATGAAATTTCAAGAAGTTGCACTCCTTTAGCCTCTTCTTCCTTGTTCTTTCTGATAATGACGTTGAAAACATTACGCCTTTTAGCTATCAAAGGTTTAATATCAGCATCATAATCAAGCCCTTGCTCTCTGCGAATCTTAACTTCCTCACAGATAGGGCAGGGTTGCTTATACTGTGCCAGGCACAGTACCTGTTCCTCACTTGCGCCAATACCCATGTGAACCCATACGTCCATTCCGTAAGTGAACTCCCCTGCAGGGCAGTTGGGATCATGCTCACCTGCTTCATACGGGATAATGTCAAATAAATGCTCGCCCTTACTAAACTTGACTTTATTGATACCCTCCATTTTAGCAATGCTGAAGTAGTCTTTAAAGCGATTACCACCGTCCTTACGGTTATATGCTTCTTGTGTCCTCTTACGTAGTTGCTCTCGCAGACGAGCTTTTATATCTTGTGGCATACATACTCCTTTTGATTTTCGATTAATGGGCGATACCCGTTATTCCTGCTCTCTGATCTTACGTTTGGTTATTGACTCTTTTAAGTGCTGTGCTGTTTCTTTCCTCCTTTCATCTTTGTTTAAGTCATCGATATCAGTAGGTACTTGTGGACGTGCAAAATAGCCACACATCCATAACTTACCCACCATTTCAATCATGGCCTTCTTATGATCTAAAGATGCTTTAACTCCAAACAAATAGTTTACAGCCTCTTCTGATTCACGATACTTCTTTGAATATAGGATGTAGTCTTCATGCTGCTTAACCCACGCATCTATCATAGCTTCAGTTGATTTGGCTCCTGATGCAGCTAAAGTCTCTCTAGCTTCACCGTTAAGCCTTGCCATGACTAGCTGTAGCTTTTCCTTTACTTTGTCTCTACGAGAGGTTGCTTGCGCTAGTATTGTGTTCCATTTCAATACTATTGATGAATGGCGCATTGCTTCTACATCTAAGGAATTCTTATCTAAAGCAATGTCTTTGTGATAATCTAAATCTTCGGTGGTGTACTCACGAAATACTGTATTAATAGCATCAGCAGATATAGTCATATTTTCTCCTTTTGTAAGGCGTATTATACATTATAAGTTTATTTACTACAAGCATTATTTTTTATCATTTTTATCACTGAAAACGATCATTTAATCTCTATCATTTTTGCTAATGTACCGCCTTCTTCACGTAAGGCAGACCTTTCTATTTCACAGCCCATAGGAACTTCCATCCAAGGAAACTTCTTATGTAACCCACTAACTATGGATTTCACTATATTGACGTAAGACTCCAACTCCTCTTTAGGAACATCAGCAACAACAGAGTCATGAATTTGAAGAATAAGTCTAGTTCGCATTTTACGTTCTTTCAATTCCCAGTGTAAAACAACTAAGGTATACAGCAATAAATGGAACGATGTTGATTGAATGGGGAAGTTACTTGACTGATTTTTATTCATGTATCCTTTGAACTTAAATCCTAAAAAGGTAGTCAATTCACCATCATCTACTAATTTCTGGTAATTATCCTTTTTCCACTGTGCATAGTCTTTGAATCTTTTATTCCAGAATATGTTTTCAACACTTTTTACATGTTCTGTAAATGCTTCCTTACTATCAATCCCATTAGCCATTAGTACGTCTTCAACTAATGTTCCGTCACCTATCTTTAATCCAGCTTCTATAACTAACTCCCACATAAGGGGCGCTACTTGTGCATAGTACGAACCATAGAAGAAACCAAATGTTGCGGCCTTTACTATAGTCCGTATAAGTTTCATGCGTTTTAGTGCTGCTTTATCTTTTTCATCGGTCCACATAGAAGATTTAAGTTTGAATAAATCGCAAGCTAAATCTCTGTGCATGTCTGATGATGTGTTTATCAGGTACTTCTTTAAATTCTTATCCTTATTGTATGATAATGCTGTATTTACTTCTGCTCCTGAAAAGTCACTTTCGACCAAGTAACAGTTGTAGCTAGG